CGTTTTCCTTTAACGGCTTTTTTTGGCAGGATATACAAACTTGCCCTTTGTCACGTAGTCGAATGAACTTATTAAACACTTGTTGCGCTAATTTAAGATAGTCTGACAAAGTCATTAAATCCAGCTTCGCTTTTGCTCTGGTTTTTTGCCAAGTTTTCTGTTTTACATCAGCTACAAAAACACGTAAACATTCTTCTTCAGTGCAATATTTTTGAAGAAATGTTTTCGGTTCGAATTTCTGTTTACAGTTACGGCACCTCATAACTTACTTAACCATTGATTATGAACTTCAGTTGCTATTTGCGCTGTCATTATAGGTGGTACACTCATACCTATCATATAACCTATATTATCAGCTTTATAGTCCATTGGGTAACTACCACCTAATTTTAATTCTGTTTCACTTGGTTTTATTGGTTCATCATAAAGGCTCATAGCGTGTCCAGCTTTTGCAGTTATTGTTGGCATTACTTTATCTTTAAATAAATAAACATGGTTAAAATCACTTACTTTCATTCCGGCACGTTCTTTACTATCTGAAATTCCTTTATCGGTTGGTTTTCTATATTTCCATGCTTTCAATTTATAATCTGTTATTTTATTTCCTTTACCATCGTAAATTTCACCAAATTTTATTTGAGGTTCATTAAAGTTTAATTCGAGTTTTGGTATTTCCGTAAACATATCCTGCCAATATAAAAACTTACTTGCTAAATCTTTACGCAAACAAATAAAAAATACACGTTCGCGCCTTTGAGGTACGCCCATTTTTGAAGCGTCTAATAAAAAATGTTGGCAGTAATAACCTGCTTTATCAAACTCATCATAAATTTTACGCACGTACTGTTTAGCTTCACCCATTAATAAGCCTTTTACGTTTTCGGCTATTACTATTTTCGGCTTTAATTCTTTTGCCAAATCAATAAAATCAAAAAATAATGTATCTAAAACTTGTTCCGCTTGACCCTCTCGAAATACTTTTTCTTTTCCCCAATCTTTTTCACGATTTCCAGCCATTGAAAAACTTGAACAAGGCGGTGAACCATCTAAAATATCTAATTCATATAATTCTTTTGGTAGGTCTTTTCTTTTAGCAAATGTTGTAATTGATTCTAAAAATGAAAATTTAGGATTATGATTTTCTTTGTAAACTTCAATCATTTTTTTATCAATATCGTTATGTCCGATAACATCAAACCCTGCTAATTTATAACCCATTGTTGAACCACCGCCACAAGCAAAACACGAAAACACTTTTCCTTTGTCTTTTGTAAAAACGGCGTCTTTTAATGTCCAATTGTAATTAAATCTATGCTTCATAATTCAATATTTTTAAAATTTAATTGTGTTTGTAAATCTTTGTTTTTAAACTTTTCTTCCATTAATAGCTTTTCAAGTCTAAAGTTTTGTTGTAGTGCTGTTCTTAGTTCTTTCTCGATTGCATCGTAACTTATTTTAACTTGTTGTAAGTCTGCTAAACTACGTTCCATTGAATCTATTAAATCGGTTCTTGTTCCGTGTTTTTCTTTAATCTCCTCAAGACTTAGTTTAATTTTTAAATAGGTAGTATTTAAGTTTACTTTGCCTGTTATAATAGTCAGTTCGTCCATTTATTCGTGTTTTTGTATGTTATAATCCGCAATAACCTGAATCGCAGTCGTTGAAATCATTGTCGAATAATTCAAGTTGGGTTTTCCAATTTCTTATTTTATCGTATGTTATTCCATTTTTAAAAGTCCTTGAACCATAACCACCTTTATTTTCTTGTTCACAAAACCAATTAAATTTATTTGGGTGTTTATCAGACATGAATTTTAATAAAACTTCATTTCTATGAAAGCAACCTACGCAATTATTCATATGTGCAAATCTAACGGGTTTATTATTCCAATAGTTTTCAATTTTATCTTTAAATATAGCATCTTTTATTAAAGGGAAATTTGGTTTTTGCCACGGTATATTTTGCCATTTATTTCTATTGCCTGTTTTTGTTTTTCCAACTATATCCTTAAACATTAAAAAACCATTTATATCAGTTTTTTCTTGCATAGTTTTGGCTCTACGCATTTCATTTGCTCTAAAACCTATTCGCATTTCTACGGGTTCATTAAATGTTTTTTGCCACCATTTAAAAATAGGATAAAGTTTCATTTCAGTAGTACAAAATCTTTGAGTAACATTTGGTAAATACATTTTACCATTTCTGTTTATAATTTCATCAAATGTTTTTCCCGTTACCCAATCAATTCTTTGACCAATAAACTGTTCTAAATCTAACATAGTGTAAATTATAGTATCTTCCTCAAGCGTTCCTATGAATTCAGTTCCGATTTTATCACTTACAATTTGTCTAATCTTTGAATCTGGAAATAAACAATTTGTGTCGTTTGTTCTTACAAGTGAAAAAATATTATAATCAGCTGGATAGTTAGCAGCTATATAACTCGATGTTTTACCACCACTAAGGCTATTTATTGTTTTCATAATCAAAAAGGATTGTTTTTTAACTTTTCACTAAACGAAAGTAATTCTTTTCCGTTAACTATATCAGGTTCAATTAAAGGAAGTTGTTTAGGTTTTATTGGTTCGTGTTTTCGTTGGGCATAAACCTTGTTTCCAAATTTATCTAACATATAATACTGATATTTTTGAGTGTCCAAATATAACTTGTAAATTCCATTTTTTGAAACTCCTTTCGGTTTGCTCTTTGCTACTTTTAAATGAACTTCATTTTCTTGCGCTCCAGTTCCATCACTTAACAATAAATCTTTTGGCGGTCTCCAAGGTATTAAAACGCTTAAACCTTTTCTAAACCATACTTGACCGCCTGCGAAGTCACGAGCGGACGGAATAGGAAAATAACTTATTTCAGTTCCTGCAATCGTTTTAGCGTGTACCATTGGTTGGTCACGAACGTGGTTTATAATGCAGTTATGTCGATTTGTTTTACGTGCGTTTTTTCTTGCATCACCTAAAATTCTACTAAGGTATTTATCTTCACGTCCTAAGTCTGAGTGTGTATATTCCTCAGTTAGTTCATTCCAAGGGTCAATCGTTGTAGTGTGAATCGTTATTTCGTGTTTACGTTCAATCTCATCTACTAAGTCATAGAATTTTTTAAGCGTTAAATCCTCATCTATTGGGTCAATTACAATAAAATGTTCATCAATAAACATTTGCGCTCGTATCAATTCAGCGTTATTCATTCCATATTGACCTTCGGTATAAGGTTTTCCGATATACTTATAACAAAGTTCTGCGTAAATTTCTGCAGCACTACCTGTTTCAGGTGAAAATACAACGTGATTCCAGTTATGTAAACACGAAAGGTTTATAAGAAACTCAAACCATAATTCAGTTTTACCACTTGCAGGGGCAGCACCGATATAAGTCGTGCAACCTTCTTTAATTGTATAAGGTAGTAATTCCCAATCCCACCCAACTGATTTACCCTTAACCTGCTTTTCGTGTCTAATGGTAAATAGTTCATCGTTTAATTCAGTTAGTCTTTTATACATAATTAATCAAATATAATTCGTTCTTTTTGTATTTCGATTTTTCTTAAATGTGGAATCGTATTTAAAAGTTTAGTTTTCCAATTCTTAATAGGTTTGTCGTTTCCGTCTTTCCATTCATTCATTATCCAACTTTTGTATTTATGTTTAACATCATCTTGATTAATATTTGAACATTCTTGAACAGCAAAAGATAAAAATTCAGATAACTCAGGTATGTATATTTCTTTCTTTTCTTCTTCTATTTCTTTAGTTGTTGCCCTTTGTTTGCCCTTTGATTGTCCTTTTGTCTGCCCTTCTTTAATGTCTAAACATTGTAGTTTATCCCATTTTATTAGGGTTACAGCCTGCCATTTGTTTGTCGTATATCTTGACACTTCTTTAGACTTTTCTAATTTCGACATTGCTGTTCTAACTTGCTTAACTGAAAGACCTGTTTCAGAAGCTAAACTTTCCCAACTTGTTATTAAAGTGCCTGCTTTAACTTCTTGTCCCTTCCAAGTTTTATCTTCATAATTTACTGAAACAAGCAAATGAATTAATAATCGTGTTGTGCTATGGTCATCATACCACTCCCAGTCTTTTAATGACCTATGTAATTTTATCCAGCCAATCATTATTTAAAATATTCAGGTAATTGCATTTTTTTATCATTAGCCAATATTCTTTTCATTCTTGGATAATCTATTCTTGTAG